CTAAATTTTTCCATGTTGTTTAGACATGAAAGATAGGAAGGTTTTCACCTTGTTAGGTGCGGAACCAGCCTGGATAGCATCCAACGCTTGAGCCATAAGATCGATATCATCACGAATCTGTTCAAGATTACGAATGAAACCGAAAATATGGTGTATATTAAGATAAGAGATATGTGCATCTAGGGACTCACCGTCCCATAATAGATAAACAATCTTATTATGCTCAATATCAGCAAGAACCTGTGTTCTCAGATCTTTCCATTCAGCTTGAATCTTCATGATATCCATTAAATTTCGAGTAACTCGAGATTGAAGGGAATCAGAAAAGATAGAAGCTAATGGGTGAGATTGAAGAGTTCGATTCGACCCAAGTTTAGAAACTCTGGACATAGCGTCCTGGACCGAATCCTTAAGTAAAACAGATAGTTTTTCAACCATTTGATCTACAAAAAGATTTTGTTCCTGAATACTATATTCAGAATTACCAGTGAGCATTCTCATATCACCTCGTAAAGAGCCCATGAGTTGCGATACACTGAATTTGTTCACTTCTAGCCGTGAGGCAGTAGTTAGCAAACCAAGTAATACCGGTATCACTCGAGGAGGTAAAACTCCCCGAGACAGATACTGTGCACATTTTCTCCAATCTGAGAACGACATAGTCGCCCGCAGAGCAGAGAGAATGTTACTTTCAATGAAACCTTTTCTAATTAGCCGATTTACAAACTCAACTCTAGGACCAAGGGCAGTAACTGCTCTTAGTTTTTTGAACTGGTTTTCAATCTGAGCAATACTCAATACTTCCTTTAAACTTATCGGAGATATATTAGTTTGATCTAAAATATCTTGAGAAGCAAATTGGAAGAAAGCATTATTAGATTGGAAGGATTTTGGTAATCCTACCACAATTCCATATTCAGTACATACTTTTAAGTATTCCAATGCCACCGTTTTGTTTCCAATAACGATGTCATCACCTAAAACCAGATAATCCCTAAAGTCGACAAAGTTTACTCTGTACGCCGATAAGAATACCAGATAATGATGAATCAATGCTAAAGATGCCCAAGAAGACAAAGCTCCCATGGGTTGACCTCTTGTATATCGATAAGTACGACCACGGAAGTGGAAGTCTCTATCGACAAGAAGGTTCATCCATAGTTGGGCCAAATTCGGTTTCTGACCATTAAAATCAAACCATGGTGCCATTACGTCCACATAGAGAGATTGAGGTATTAAATCTGTTGCAGATTTAAGATCAAAACTCGCTATATAAGTATGAGGTTGTTTCATAAATGATTCAACTCTACCTAATTGGTCGAAAGTAGCATCCATAGGATGATCTTTTAAAATCGA